TTGCGTACTTGAAATCCATGAAGAATACCAAACCAGCTGGTAAGTTCATTGGTTGTACGGATACGAAATTCTTTGATGCAATTGAACCAAAGACCTTACGGACTAAGGGAAGTGCAACACCGGCCCAGTTTTCACCAGCGGTACCTGTACCGCCTGGGTTTGTTGTTGTTGCTTCCGAAAGAAGTTGTTGTGCTTGATTTTCAAGCATTACTGCCATGCCTTGTTTTTCGTGGCCAGCCAAACCTTCAAGAAGGCCTGACTTGTCCCACTTACCAGCCAATTGGCGTGTCTTTTCGACTACGACTCTATGCGCTGAACCGGCATCATCTAAAAATTGTTGTACATTTGCCATTGTTGTATTCTCCTAAAAGATTATAAAATTCCTGCTAATTGTTGTAAACGCTTTGCAACTGAGTTTTCTTCTAAGATTTCTTTCTTAGGAGCCGTACTCTTGGTTGGCTTACTTGCCAAACCTTCAGTTACAATTTTTGTTGACTTACGACTAGTCATTGCCTTAGCTGTTGAGTTAAGGGTTTCAACTAATGTCGTATAGACAATCTTAACTTCGCGTACTGTAGTTGCACGGTCAAAATTTTCTACAATAGCGATCTTTTGTTCGTTCGTTAAACGATCATTACGGAATAACTTGTTTGTGAACAAAAGTTTTGCATTAAGAAGGTTTACTTCGTGTAGCTTGCCTCGTAGGAGTTGTACAGCCTTACGATATTCTGCAAGTTCAGTTTGAAGTGCTTCCATCTGAGCCATTATTGATGCGTTATCTTGGTGATCTTCTTCACCTTCTTGATTACCATCGGCTTCTAATTCACGGAGAATTGCTTCTAAATCTAATTCTTCTTCTCCACCTTCTTCTTGTCCCTTCATTTCTGGTACTTGGAATCCATGAGCCTGTTGACCCTTCATAGGATCAACCATTTCGTCTTCTTCTGTACCCATTGGAGCATTTGCTGAAGCGGTTGGCTTGTCGTCACCCGTTTTCTGCATTGTCATTGTGTGCTTCATTCCTGCTGCTGGCGGGGTTTGTTCCTTTGTAGTTGTATCTACCATCGAATCATCATCTTCCGAATCTTCTTCGTCCCCTTCTTCCTCGTCTTCCTTCTTTTCACCGAGGATATCGTCTTCTAATTCCTTGATTATTTCATCTAGATCGAAATCCGAAGCTGACCAATCGTCGTACCAATCCTTCGTCGAATCACCATGACCTTCACCCCCTTGGTCGATATCTGAAGAATCAAATGCATCTACCGATGGTTCCTTATTATCACCAGTTCCAATGACTGATGTATCTACTGGACTCGTACCACCGACTGCTGTTGCGTCCTGGAACGGTTGTTCCTTTGCTGCTTCTGTTTCCATTGTACCTTCATTTCCCATTGTCTTGCCTTCTTCCTCTTCTTCTTCGTATGCTTCTGCACGAAGACGACGAGCTAGCATCGACTTAATTTGAGGTGTAAATGTTTCTTCTAAAGCAATTTTTGCATTAGCGATAGCAGTTTGACGAACTGCTTCTGCATCTGCGATTGCATCCTTTAGAAGTTGGTTTGTAATTTGTGCCATATCAACTTTCTCCATGAAAACAACTATTAATAGTCATTATTAGGTTATAAACAATCAAATACTACAAAACACCTCAAATAAAGGTGTACTAATAATATATAGTGTTATTAATTCAAAAAATGTTATTTTTACCATTCCGAATTATTTTTCTTTTCTATTTTCTTCTGTTCCCTAATTCTACGGCGGAGCGCTTCTTGTTGTTTTAAAATTTTTTTCTTTGACCGCTTTACATAAAATTCACGGCGTTTGACTTCATTAATAATTTCTGATTTTTTAACTATCTTGGAAAATTGGCGTAACGCCTTCTCCAGTTCAACCAATCCTTCCCCTCGTACTTCTACATGCATACAGCCTCCATTATTTCATATTTTTTTTAATGTATACCATCGCAGCCTGTTTTGCGGCTGAGTCCTGTGAATATCCAAGTGCAGTTTTTATTAAAATATCATTTCCGGTTTGTGGATTTTTTACTTTGTGTCGTAATAAATCCTTCAACTGTGATTGTTTTGTCAAAGGTTCACCAGTTTTTTGATTATCTGGTTCTTCAACTTGTCGTATAATAAGTTTTATTTTTGGGTATTTATCTATCAATGTCTGTACTGCTTTAACATTTTTTGGTGCATCGTCTACAAACGCAACTCGTGTAAATCCATCTTTGATATGTTTTTCTATATATCGTGCCTTGTCCATAGGATCACTACTACCCAGTGCGGCAATGGTAACACCGGAAGTAATCCCATTATTTTTAAGAAATTGTGCAATGGGTCTGGTGTGTCCACGAGCGGTCAATACTACTACCTTGTCTGCCTTTTTTTCGGCAAGAACTCGTTGTAATAATCCTAAATATTTTTTAATAGGACGAGGATTTTTCAACTGTTCAAATTCGGAAAAATCAAAAGTATCACCATCTTGTTTTTCATATGCTGCGTATTCGGCGGGTGATATTGTTCGTCGTTTCCCGTCCTTATTAATAACAGTAACCCTAGCGTCTGTATGCACTAGGGTATCATCAAAATCGGTAGCATATAATGTTTTTTCACGTGCCATACTTATCTCGTTATTAATTTATATGCCGTTGCCACCATTTTTTCGGTTGGAAGTTCCAACATTTTCTTGCGATTATCCAATGACAATGTACGCAATACTTTGGTTAATAACGCAGCAGTATATACATCTACGGTGACACCATCGATGTCAGCGGCTCGTTTATCTTTTACAATAGAGAATATTTTATTTTGCTTTACACTATAATCTTCACTGGTAAAATCTACACGATGCGGATCATTTGAAATATGTGGTTGAGAAGATGTTGCTGGTGGAAAATCTGGTGTTATACTAGTATCTGTCGTACCAATGGTTTCTTCAACACCGCCACTTGGAATGGTATCAATCGATTGCTGACCAAATGGTTGTGCACCTGTGTCCGTGTCATCCCCGTGTTGTGCGCCGGCATTAATATCTTGTTTTAACAATTCCGCGATTTTCTTTGGAAGATCTTTTATTGGAGTTGTTGCATACTTTTTCACATCACCATGCGACATTGTGTTTGCTAATTTACGAGCAACAGGACTAAACTTTTTGGGATTGGCCTTACCTTTTTGTATAGCATGTACAATTCCAAACAATTTTTGTTGTGCCTTTGATATTGCTGGCATTTCACTTCTCCAAATAGATTTCTGGGTGTTTGTATCGAAACTGCCGCATTAAGCTACCTGCTAGTGCATTGGCTTCATTTTCCATTGATGACCCATCACGACCATCGGCGTTTTTACCTTGTTCTCGTTGTTTATGATGTACCAATTCGTGACACAATGTACGGCATACATCAGCAACATGTCGTGATCCACCATAAATATAAATTTCATTTGTTTCGGTATTATATACACCAAAACTTAAATGTTCCTCAGTAAAACTGACATTGTTAACAATAACAATTTTTCGTGGCAACGATTGCAAATCTAATTGCGTTGCCACGAATTTTACAGTTTCATTTAAGAAAAATTTATCTTGCGAATTCATGTATTATAAATTTTTCTTTTTACGACCGGCTGTCTTTTTTACTTTTGCTACGGTCTTCTTTGCCTTGATTTTTGCAGATTCCACAACTTGTTTTGTTTCCGCAACAACTACTTTAGCTTCTGCCGCAACAGTTGTTGCTACTGTCTTAACATCTTCTAAATTTACTTTACCATCGTTATTGACATCTACGATATCAGTAATTTTTTTGATCGGACGAGCAAATGTTTCTTTGTTGTTAGTATACACCCAAAAAGCAATTGCACCACCGATTCCCAATAAACCTAATGTTATTAACATAAACACTCCTTTAAATTATTTAAGTTCACCCAAAAAATCATAAATTAAACTATCAATACGAGAATATGGTGTTATGATTTGACCACCGGTATTTTCGTTAATAAACGCACCGTGCGTTGATGGGTTACTTACGATATCAAAACAAATTAAATTAAAATCATCTTGTACTTCTACTTCATTTTCACCAATTTGTTTTACGGAACCCATACCACGAGAAGAGACACCCAACCGAATATTGTTTTTAATTAGTTCACGAACAATATTTCCAGATGGAGTAGAAAGAATTTCCATATTTCCTTTTACATCATGTCCTTCAAACCACATCTCTGTGACATTACAACAAACATTCTTTAAATTAACCACAGCACTTTCTGGATGATCTAATTCACCCAGTGCTCTTCTCTGCGCAACAAAGTTGTTTTTGTAAGCTGCTGCTTCACGGGCCAAAATTTCTTTTGGATAAATTCTTCCATTTTGATTTTTAATTTCGGCACGTTGTAATATCACATCTTTTAAAATCAATGGTTTTGTTATATCAGCTGCTTCTGTTAACAGCGACATGTCATACGAGATGACATTGTATTCTACAAGTAATGACTGCATATTATTGCCCACGAATTTCACGAATCCGAGTTGCGATATTCAACAATCGTGATTCTAGTTTGATTAGACCTTGTTGGGTACGCTTCCATAACTGTTCACTTGCAATACCCGATTCATTTTTTAGTCGTGCATTAATTTTCAATGCGCGTTCAACTTCGTATAAACTTTTATTTAATTCAGAAATTGCTTTAGCAATTTTTTGATGAGGAGTGGCAGTTGGATCATTCTTATATTTATAATACCTATTTTCTGATAGCTCGTTTTTGACAGTTTCCATTTTATCTGCTGGACTATTTATTTCTTTTTCTCCACGAGGAGTTAATTTAAATCCCGTTGTATCTGTCGCAATGTGCTTTGCACGTGTAATTTGTTTTTGTTTATTACCACGAAATGCATATGGGGTTAAATACCCAGCTACGGATCCTGTTGTGGTCGCTTCCTCCAATTCTTGCTTAATAATTTGACGAATAACTTCACGAAAGCGTTGTTGTTGTTCCATAATTAACTCTTTAAAGTGTCTAATGTCTTGGTAATTTCCAAGGCAATTAACAATGAAGTCATGTGATTTTCTTTGATGATGTTGGCATTGGCGATGCGTTCTAATTGAGTTATAACTTCAGAAAGTTTAATGCGAGTAATCGTGTTATCAACTTTAACAACTTTGGATTTTAATTCTTTAATAAGAACTTCTGCTTCCTTGGTTGCATATTTTTTAAGTTGTTCAGTATTTGATACATTGTAAATATATTCACGAAGTAGATTCTTTTGTCTATCGTTTAATTCTGCGTATTTTTCATTAAATTTTTCAATTAAAATACGATATGATAATAAGCGTAAATCTTCTTCTTGTCCTTTAATAGTTTCAAACAACTGTACATCATTTTTACTTTCTTTATTAGTAAGATTACCAGTGAGGTGTTCTACCATAGTGAATTTTGCAGACACTAAACTTTCAATTTCTGTATAATCTGTCAATTCGTTAATCACTCCATCAAATACTTTGTATACCGATGCGTATACTTTATACGACGGAATACGTGCATTGAGGAAATCTTTCAAATCATAATGATTTTTAATTTCCTTTATTAAGTTGTATTTTTGAGTGTTTAACAGATGTTCATTTAATTTTTTCCGTTGGTCGGTAATTATACCAATTAAATGAAATGCTTTTTCTTCACTCATTTGTTGCACATTAAAAACTGCCCGATACAAAAGTAATTCCTTCCCCAATTCTGTCTTGGAATTAAAAAACTCTCGCATGAGTTTAACCGCTGTATCATTATTGCGGTTTTCTAGTGCGTCGGAGGTAATTTTACGAACCAATAGTTCGAAAAGAATACCTGTATTACGAATTTTGTTGTGCTTGACGTTTGATTTCATATGTATTCCGTTTTGTGACATATTATACCGTCATATATTAAATATAACGAATAGTTATAAGATTTTAGTTTTCTAGCCCCAAAATGTTATTTTCATCTAAAAAAGAACCTGTTGGCGTTGTATTTTCCAACAAAACCGAATTTTTTGTTTTATTTAACGATCCTTTGTCCAACCACTGTTGCATTTCCAATGTCAATGGTGATTTTCGTTTATCGTTTCGTCGTTTACCTACAGTCAACGAATCCATATTTTCTTTATGTCCCAAAGGATCACGCCCCCGTGGATGACTATCTTGCCCATAGGACACACCCTTCTTGGGTCTGCCCATGTTAGCCTCCTCCAAATCAACATCTTCCAATTCACTTTCTTCGTCGGATTGGTCTAATGACGCTAGGATACTGTCTACATCGTCAACTTGTTGCTGTTCTATATCTTCTGGTTCGGGTTGCTCTTCTTCCCCACCGGTAGCCACTTGTTGTGGTTCTTGTGGTTGTTCCAACTTAGTTAATTCCATAACTCGCTTTACATCCTCTACAACTTTTGATCGTTGCGTACTAACATCATCTTCTGACATTTCAAAAATATGATGATATACCCAATCTTGTGAAATTAATTTAGTTCCAATAAGATCATTTGCCACTGCAACCTTTTCTTTCCACAAGTTCAATTTTTCTTGTTCATACACAATGGATGGTGAAGTTAAACTTAATTCAAAATCAATCAATTCTTCGTCACGGAATCCTTGAATGTATAAATGAATTATAGCAATCTTTGTTAACTCCGACACCATAATACGCTGAATTCGTTCGATGGTACGAGCAAACCGTACATCTTGTGCTGCTAATGTCGCCTTACCACTTATACCCTCTTCGTATCCCATAAACGCCTTCGGTACTTTAAAGGCAGCCAATAGTTTGTTACGGAGATATTCAATGTCTTCAATCGCATTAAATTGCAACCCAGGAAGATTTTGAATATCGGTACCAGAATCTTTCCCTCGAACAGGAAGATAAAAATCTTCCGTAATGTTCATCATATTATATCGAAGATTGTAATCACCGGTCGTTGGATCTACCAATGGAGTTTTTTTCATACGATCCATGATACGATTCATGAAGGTATCAATTTCTGCCGGCGGGATATTACCGATATCGACCAAAATCTTACGCTTGTCTGGTGCTCGCATGATACGATGGATTAACATTGCATCTTCCATGAGTTGCAATTGCTTCCATACACGGCGACCACCTTCGATCATGGCTTTACCATACGGAAGGAAATTCGTGTCCGCTAATAAACGGAAATGTGCTACTTCAAAACTTTCAAAATCTTTCTTACCTAATAGCAAGAAATCATTTTCAATTTTAAATCGCACACTGAATGGTTGATCGGGTTGTTCACCCTCAATACGGATGGTTTCGTATACCGATAATGGTACTGCATTAACCACTCCGTATTCTTGATCCAAGTCCAAATATAAAAAGAAATCTCCGTACTTTGCCATGTTACGAATCCATGGCCAAAGATTAAATTCAATATTTAAAATGTCATAAAATAAATTATGGAGAATATCTTGAACTTGTTGATTTTTTGATTTAATACTTAGAATTTGTCCAAACTCATCTTTAATAGTACTTTCATCAGCATAAATGTCTAATACCGACGAGATAATAGGATCATTATCCATCATATCATAATCACGGAATAACTGTAATCGTGATCCCTGAAATGCGGCCGCTGCTTCATATCTACCGTGCGAAGAACCATATCCTCCGGTACCCGATGAGTACACGCGATGATATCTATCAACTCCACGCCGATTAACAAAGCTTTGTATGTTGTCAGTATCAGCTATTTTTAATTTTTTTCCTCCAACATTACGAACAATGGTACTGGTGGAAAAAAGTTTTTTAAGCCTAGTAAATAAAGATGTGTCGGACATATTACCTCAATTAATTAAGAAGACACGACTCACCGATAGCGGCAACTGTCATTTCTGCTAGGTGAGTGTTGGGATTATCCTTGCCCGTTTTAATAATTTCATTTAACTTGGTGATCAATGTTTGTGCAACACTATCAACTTCTTCTTTAAAGCATGCTTCAAATTGTTCATAGTTGAAAAATCCATATTGCATTTTATTTACTTTGGCAACACCTTCTAACAGTGTTGCATATAATTCAGTAATGGACTTCTGTTGTTCCGTCGTCAATGTTGGTATCAACTTTTCCATTAATGTATCGATACGACCTGTGCTGACGCGTCGTTCTGGAAGTTGATAATTTTCCATTAAAATATTTTTTAACTTAATCATTTTATTATTTCTCCTTGTTCAATACGGTATGCATTTTCTTGACATATCACCACTTACTGCATGACCAGTATCTTGCACTGGTTCTATCCTTTGCCGTAGCACAATTGTGACGAGCACGGAATGCTTTACGACGAGAGGGGATATTTTTCTTAATCTTCATTGTCTTTTCACCACGGCGTTTTGCCGAAGTACCACCATGACCAAAATTAACTTTTTTAATATTACCACTACTTGGATCACGAACAAACACTTTGAATTTTTTTACATCTCCTCTCATTGGCTTTCCAAGAGAAACCTTACGACCACGATATTCAGCTTCTCCTAATTGTTCTGGATGTTTACCTTGTAATACTTCAATTAAACACTCGGTACAATAATCTTCGGTGTCTAATTCCGTATCAGTATTTTCGGAGCCAAACATTCCTCGTTCACGGTCATGTTCTGTGTCAGGTTTTACATCCATATCGGAAGTTACTTCTGATTCTGGTCTGGTATATAATTCTTTTACAGGAACACAGTTAGGAACCATTTTACCATTTAATTCCTTCATACCTACTTGCTTATATCCATCCCAACAAGATTCGTATAGAATATCTGTTAATCTAACCATACTCGTTCCCAAAGTCAAGAGTTTTATTTCTTTTTAAAGGTAGAAACCATCGTTGGTTTTCCACCTGTATTTCCTGCTTTTCTTTTTCTCGTAATAGCTGATCGTTTCTCTGACTTTGACATAGCTGCGGCTGATCGTGCAGGACGGCATTTTGGATATTTCGCTGATCCGCCCTTCCGTTCTTTTTTACCAGCGGATGCACCGCACGGAGGATGCTTACCAGTTTTCGGGTCGGTACGAGAAATATCTACCCATTTTTGTTTTAACCACTTACCGAGGTTACCTTTGGGTATATATTTCTCATCTAAGATAATATCCATTAATAAAATCATTTAAGAAAGCGCAACTTGTAAATGGTGGAATTAACCAATGCCAAAATTTCGTCTACAATGTTATTCAAATCACTTTCTTGTGGTAATGATTGTCTGTTCATATCAACAAATTTTTGTAATGCCATAAAATATTTTAATACTTGATCATCACCTTCCAAAAACTGATTTGTTGGTTGGTATCCTGTAATAATTCCATGTCGCCCTTGACATACTTCTACATATTTGTCTATCAAATCTACAATTCCATCATAATAATTATTTAATGCTGCGTGCATTGCATATGACGATGTTTGTAAATGAAAAATGTGTGCTTGTTCTCTACTACTAAACAAAGTAGAAATAAACTTAGAACGGGAATCCATTACATAGTCCCCTTTTCTTTATCGGACGGTATTCCCATACCATCTCCCGCCGTTGTGTTTTTATTCTTTTCGTAATCCAGATATTGATAAACGGAAGTAATTTGGTCGGCTGCCTTGGTAAGTTTGGACTGTACCCACGCTTCCAACCCTTCGTCCTCGCCAATCATATTAAATAGACGGTCAGCAGATTTCTTAATACTCATTAATTGAGCACGGGCCATATTACCTTCGTAATCACCATCATTTGACGGTTCTTCTGATTCGTCGTCTTCCAGCATTTCGCTGATATGTTCTTTTGACATCGCGGTTTTAATAGTATCACGACGATTTTTTAAATATTTGTCGGAAGAATCGGTATCACCATCATTATCAATATCGTTATCTTCACGACCAACAGGATCAAGCATTTTATTTTCTAGTGCAGAAATAACTTTCAATTGTTCATCGGTTAATCCTAATTCTTCTTTTAACTTACGAAGCGTCATTGCCAAACGGGCACGTTGACCACTCTTTTTCTCTGTGGTGATACTCTGTTGTTGTTTTACTGCACCTGGTTTTTTACTTGTGGTTTGCATCGGCGTTGTACTTGTTTCGTTGGTCGAACCAACCGGTGCATTTCCTATTGCGGGGGTGACCACCAATCCTGCTAATCTAATCATATACGACTCCAAATATTAATAGATGTATGTTTGTTCTTTCGTTTTGCTACCAAATATCTTTTATATAAATCACGCTTTTTATCGATCACATCATTATTGATATCTGTGTCTTCTTACTCAATTGGATCATGATGTTTGTATGGATACTTCACTTATTCTGCTTTACCACTCCGCCATCCACCACCCATACTTTTGTATTTTTTTGCTGCCCACAAATTTGCGTACGCCGATGGATAAACTTTGAACTTTTGTCTTGCTGCGGATTTTGCAGCAGACCATTTAGATGGGTTGGTTGGAATACTTTTTTCCAGTACTGCCATTAATTCGGTAATTCGATGCATCATCTTTTCGTCCGCTTCAACATCGGCATCAGTAACTTCATATCCTCCTGTTGGATATTGTTCGGAGGCATCATGACAATCACATTCTTCACAAATACAATTATCGTATACTTCGGTAAAAAATTCTTTATAATTAATCATCTTTTTTATCTATGGATTTATTGGTAGCAGAAGCATATAAGTATGACTTCCAATCGGCGCCAAATTTCTTTTTAAAATACGAAACAGCTCGTTTACTGTTCAATAATTTTTTACCAATTCCATCACGACCTTTAACCTGTGGTTTAGTCATTTTCCGTGGAGGTTCACGACGAGCAACGGTTCGTTCATCCATCTCGTCTGTACTCGTGGAAACATCATATTCTTGCCCAAATTCTTCTTTTAAAACGCTGAGAATTTCTTCACGAATGATTTGTTTTAATTCTTCTTTAGTCATATCTATTACACCGGTTTAGATTTGGTTTTACCACCACGTTGCCGTTTCTTACGAGCCGCACAATGTGCCTTTTGGCTAAATCCTTTGGCATTACTACAATTAATTGATTTTTTATATTTTTTGGTCCATATCTCAGGAATTAAATCCATCAGCTTAATCATATTTAACTCCAATAAAAACACTACATTATAAATAGTGTATTATCCTAATAACCACGAAATATTCTCTTTTTTTCCGTTAATATCCATTTCGTATGGATTTTGTGGCATGTTATTGTTCGTAAATACATGACCAACAACATTGTACTTAGTATTGTCCAATGCCATCTTCGTCAGTTCTATGCCCTCCTGGCGCAAACGGAGGGCGGTGTCCCGCACCCACAGACCAATACACAATGCTATCGTCAAATCATCATTGTATCCAGACAATGCCTCTGGTCTACCATTCTTCCAAATAAAAGTTTCTAACTCAGCACACATGCGAGATGATCGAACAGTAAAACTATTATCTAACATATATTCTTTTAATCTAGCAATAATCAATGGACGGGTTCGTTGTGAAGTAGTAAATCCAGGTACCATACTTTTTTCTTCTGCCCGATATCGTCCTGTCATTTGGTGTTCTACATCGACATATTGTAAATCTTTGGACATATAAAATAGATTCTTATATCCACGATCAATCACTTGTTGAATGGCATTCCATCCGATAGAACTATTTTCTGGAATAAGCAGTGCATCGTTATATTCCGTAGCAATTGACACCAGCATGTTACCAAACTGCTTGGTTTCTACCTTTCCCTTGTATTCTGCCACCTGCGTGGATGTTTCCACATCAATCACATGGAATGCTGAATAATCTTCTCCGTCCCCTCTGGCAACGTCGGCGGACACTATATAGGATTTTCCAGGTCGTGGATATTCCCATATCCATGTATTTCCATCAAATCCACCTTTAGTAATCGGTTCTTGAACAAAGGTAGTTTTATAAAACTCGATAATTTCAGGAGGAACTACTGTATTACCTGAGAAAATAAATGATGCGTCATGTTCTTGCGCCGCTTGCAGTTCTCCCATTAATTCTGTCTGACGGTCACGCCATGCTTGATCTCGTTCTGGGTGTACTCGCCAATCTAACAAAATAGAATTGAAATTATTGGATTTTGTTTCTGCTTGCTGCCACATTTTGTGAAAGAAATTACCAACACCGTTTGGAGTAGAGAGTAATACAGCCTGACCACCAGTTGACAAAGTACTGGATGCCGCCGTCCAGATAATATCAGCATCATCGATAAATGCTGCTTCGTCAAGAATCAAAAGAGACAAGGCTTCGGAACGGCCGGCGTCTTTACTACTTGCGACGGCTTTAATTTGAGATCCATTTGTAAATTGTAAGGATAATTTGTTATCTGTTACAATTTCACCTCGGAGCCAAACTGGAAGATTCTGATGCATAAATCGAACCTTGGTCACCAGATTCTTGGCGGTTTCTTGTTTGGTAGCAATAACTAATATATTTTTATCGTTATGAAACAACAACATCCATAGTGCATATCCGGCGACCAATGTGGAAATTCCAATCTGGCGACCCTTAAGTACAATATTATAATCGTTATTTCTAAAATCAATTAGTGCATTTTTTTGATAATGATATAAATCAAACAACACTCGTCCACGAACAGGATGTTGAATGTATGAATATTTTGTCAAGAAATACGACGGATCTAATGCGCATTTCTTATATTCTTCTTTGATACGATCTCGTAATTGTTGCGTTGAGGTATTCATATATTTACCTTGTGACCGCCACTCCAACTACTATTCCGGCCAACACGCCCACCGCCAACGATGTCTTTCGACTCGGTAACGGTATTCCTAAAAATTTATTTGGATTTTTAGGTGGTGGTGGGAGTTGTTTTAACATAGCCTGTAAACTATCCCCTCGTTGCGTGGCAAATAACAACCCAGTATTAATTAATTGTAATTGTTCATCTTTATTACCAATTATCTGTTTTTGGTCAGTGACAATTTCTTCTGTGGTTGTTAGTTGTGTTTTTAAATTACCGATGATGGTATCTTGTGTAGCGATCACTACATGTGGAACATCATCGGATTTGGCGTTTATCAAATTTTGTTCTAACGATATTAGTTGTGTTTTACTCTTTTCTTTTTGTTTTTCCTTAGAAGAAACCGATACATTTAATTGTTGAATAATAACATCTTTCTTTCTTGCACTGTCCGCTAGTTCAAGAATTTGATGTTGTAATGAATCTGCATACCGTGTGGTGGTTTGTGCGTTTTCTTTAAATTGTTTGTATTCGGTAATGTATTGATCCATTTTATCCGTACCTTTACAATTTCCCATAGTAAATGCAAGGAACGCCAACACACCCATAATAACAAGTTGTGCGGTTTGTGGTAATCCTTTAAATGCTTGGGTAGTTTTGATTACCCGGTTAGGTAATTTCATCATATTCTCCGGCGTTTACCTTAGATAAATGTTCTTTAAACTCATCAATTTCTTTCAGTAAATCTTTTTTAACAGTATCCAAATCAATATTCCATTTTTCCATCATTAAGATTTTTTCATTATCCGCATGAATAAATTCTGGATGTGTTACATTATTGTAGTAATCTTGTAATTCTTGAATTTTATCTGTGAGCCAGTCGATGTGACTACGCTTTCCACGAGCCACCATTTCTTGGTGCCAACGACCAGAAATTTTTAATTCCATTTCTTCTTTTAACATGCACTCATGACAATATCCGGTCTTTCGATATGCACGAAGATTATGTCCGTTCAATGGGGTATCGCATTTTGGACACCACCACGGTGTTTTAGCACTATCTAATTTTGTGACGGATTGCACCAATCCGTCTTTTTTAGTCCATGTTCTTCCGTGTGGATCATTCCACACATCACCGTCTTTTCGTTCTACCGGCACAGGTTTGTATCCAAATGTAAGTTTGGAATCTTCCTTACGCATAACCTCACCAATTTTTCGTCGTGTATCGTTTAATGCTTTTTCATTTTGTGACATATAACCCTCGTTTATGTTTTTGCAAATAACATCGCTCGTTGTTTACTACCAAAATATCGTACTTGATTCTTTTTATTTTTACCACCAAAGTTACCACCTTCAGTTTCCCAGGTTTCTCCGGGTTTGTAAAATGATGGATCTTTTGGCTTTGGTGTTTGTTTTTTTGTTCTTGCAACTTTTGGTTTTTCTGGTGATACGGGTTGTTTTGTTTTTACCATCGTCGGTTTTGCTGCGTTATCACCACCATATTGTTGTGTTAATTTTAATGCTTCTTCGGCGTCGGTGGTAACTTTTACAATTTTTTTAAATACATCTTGATTAAATTTACCATATATCATCGTAAAAATTTCTTGTTTTGCTCTGTCCGTAATATTTGGGTCACCCATAATTGCACGGACTTGTGTACCGCTGATATTTTTACCCTTAAGTTGTAATTGCATTTCCGGAGCAATAATAAAATATCCTTTATCCGCATATCCCGTTCTTTCTTTTTCAGGAACATCTTCGTAATTTTGAAAATACTTACCACCAGTTAATCGTTCGGAGTCCTTTTGACTGACTGCTGTAACATATACTGTATCGGATGGTAATTTTTCCAATATTTCTTTTGGTGCATATGGGTTTTTTACTTGTACTACTTTATCTTCTGGGATATCAAACATTTGTGTCATAATATCTTTTTTATCAGTAAATCCAAATGGAGATTTTGTTGGGTCAGTTTTGTCTGATGATGCGATATACACACTATCCTCACCAAATTTTTTCACCAATGCTCTATAAATACTATAGTGACCGGCGTGGAACGGTTGAAATCGACCGGTAAAAATTGCTACGGTTTGTTTTTTACCAGTTGGTGTGGGTTGCGTTTGTTTGGTCGTTGTTTTTTCTTTTGATGGTTCTTCTGGTTCATCCACAATTTTTGCTTTACCACGATCAAATTTCATCATACCCAATATTTGATTCACGGGAGCAAAGGTACCTGTAAATTTATATGGTTTACCATTATACATAAATACAATCCCTTCACTCGGGACCACATTTTTTATACCCAAATCATCTAATCTTTCTATTTGTTGTTGCAGTGCCGCTAATTGATTTCTATCACCGGTATCACGGATAGATTTTATAGCGTTTAACAATTCTTGTTTTAAACTTTCTCCCGCTTCTGGATTATTTGCCGATAACAGGTTGGTTACTCGTTGTAATGTATCTACACCAACCCGTAAGAATACTTGTTCTAATGGGCGAACACATTGTTTTTGCATATTGACAAGTTGTTCTGCTTCAAATTCACGGAACCACTTTTTAGTTTCCGAATCTTCAAAATCTTTAACGCCAATTGCTTTTTTATCTCCAGTTGCCCATCGGTTAATCAATCCATCAAATTGTTCTTCTGATAATTCCAATCCTTGAGTTTCTACTTGTCTTGCAATTTCTCGTTCCCACCATGTTTTCTTATAATCTTCCAATGTACTCTTATCATCAAGGTCAAATTCGTTTTGTAAACGACCAATTTCTGATCCATACTTTTTTAATTTTTCTAAATTTCGAGCGGTATCAGCGTCATTAAACGAAATGACTTGTGGTCCTGATAATCCAAATGTTTGTTGTTGCTGAGCACTCACCCGACGAAGTTGTGTGTCCAGTACTTTACCATCGTCAATATTTCGTCCAACTTCATTACCATCTTTATCGTATTCAATCGTTCCATGAAATACTATAACAGGTTTGTCGTATGGAATAACATTTTTTGTATCCGGAAATATAACTTCTACATTCATAAACTTACGACCGTTACCAAACAATTGTTCTCGTTCTTGTTCGGGCAACGCATCTACTGCTTTTTGTAAATCTTGCGCTGCACCACCAAAGGATTTTTCAATTGCTCCACGACCAGCAAACATTTGACGAATACCTGCTACATCTAATGCATTTCGACCAAAGTTTTTAATTTGTCCTTTATTACGAGCAAAGACGACTTGTCCATCTTTAACACTAAAGGTTAAATTTTGGCCGTCGAGTTTTTCGGTGACAGGTGCCTCAGCATCCAATCCCCCCACCAATCCTCGTTTTATCATTTCCTTAACATCGGTGAATGTTAATTCGTCATCTTCATATGGATGTGCCAAGTGTCCAGCAGCACCACCTTCTGATATTAATTGCCACGGTCCATTTGGAGCAAGTCCGTCATACAATTCCGATAAATACACATATTCTATATTTTCGTTCTTCTTATCTCGCCCGTGGTCTTTTCTTGCTAATTGCCATTTACCACCCGTTGTACCATTTGGATGATGTACATCATGATTTTTCATCTTAGATTTACCATACCGTTTAACTGCTTTTTTACGATCACTATTACGAGTTACTCTATCGTCTTGTGTTTTTTTAAGATAACTTCGTACTTTTTCTGGGTGTCGCTTATTATATCGACGCATTCGTTCTGTGCTTGACAGTGCTTCGGTATTGATGAATTCATCGTCTTGTTCAGGACCAATTGAGTATGGATACACCATTCCTGTTTCATCTTTTTTTACACTGTTAATATAAGTACGATATACCGCAGCTGCCGACACCTTACCAGCCGCTCGTGCCCGTTGTTCCATAGCTATAGCTGCTTGAATCTTGTGTGCATGAGTACGACCACTACGGCGTATCTTGGATACACTTGCCGTAGCATCGTCTACTGTTGCAAATTTTAACCCGTGTATAGTACCTTTGGGATTTTCATCTGTGTACAGATCACTATGTTTTTTACTGTTGGCTTGTTGTCCTGGTTTTCTTGCCACTCTGTTCTCTTCTTCTACTCCCTCGTCACCACCACCACCATCACCACCAGTATCACCACTATCTGTTGGTGGTGTTGGTGGTGTTGGTGGTTCTTCTTTTGGTTGTTCACCAGTTTTCATTATATGTGGATACAAAGGATAGAAAAATCCATAGCGTTTAATTTTTTGTTTAGCTTTTTTACGCTTTTTGTTTGCTTCTTCTAAAGTATCGGCAGTAGTGATAGATAATTCTTCCACAAGATCAGGTGCGAGTTTTTCGACCAAAAAATTGTGTTGCTCAATATAATCATTTAATATTACTACTTGTTCAAAAAGTTTATCTAAATTCATCGTCTTGAACCCGAGAAGAAGGTTGGTATTGATTGGATATTTAAATCCAACGCGTTATTATTGATATCAAACAAGTCAGTTTTAAATACTAAACTTGCAGTTGTTTGTGTCGTGTTAGGTACTGTGATTGTGACTTCACCAGGACTAAATGCATATTCTTCAGCAACCTTTAATGAAATGTTTGCAATTTGCCAAAATCCATTGTTAATAACAAATCGCAATCCCGCATTACCAACTCGTGGAACCGTGAAGTTAAATGTTTTGTTTGGAAAGTATGCTACTTTTTCTTTTGTACTAACAGATGCTATTTTTTGTCCGAATATATTGTCGCCCACTATAGCAGATCCAGTTAAATACACATCCATTACATATTGACTTGAAGTAAATGCATATGACGCAGAAGTTGTATATACATAACTATTGAACTTCAATGTATATTCCGATGTTGGGAACAGATCAACTTCTTTACGAGTACCAATGAAATAACTACTAGTAGTTGTTACGGCGTATCCAGCATCTAACATATAATTGTTATCACGACTCAAACTGATGTGCGTTGCTGCATTTATAGTATCGTCACCATACGAAGTATCTGGTATTCCTGACCCCGTAACATTATGTGCATACCAACTCGCAGTTAATATCGATAATGTATTAAATACTCCGATTGATTGTTCTCTATCATCTTGATCCGTTGAACTTGTTATTAATAATTCACCTACTCGTGTCGGAGTATCTGCAACAAAAGCAAAATCTGTTTGAGAACCGGCTTGTCTATTGGAAGTTTTAATTCTAAAAATTTCACCACTGATCGTATCCAAATTGATAATACGCAGTTTTGCGAACGATAATATACTACCCGTTGTTAAAATAGAACTTTCACTTACATAATAATATTGTATAGAACCAGTAATGGATTTTGCTGCTCTAACATATGTCGTTGCGGACGCCGTATATAAATTTTCACCAATTTCATACTGTCCATTTCTAATTGGTGTAATATTTAATACACTATTATCTACAGAACTTGTAATATTTGTGTCGGTAAATGACTTTGATGCGTTTAATAATGAAAGTGGTAAATTTAGTGATGCTGTGTGAATTTGTGTAATTTCTATAGATTCTGTTGTTGCTGGTATTGTACCTCTGTATGTTCTTTGCTGTAGGGTAAAACTACCAGTTATTTTTGGTGTCAAATGTGACGAGTTAAATTGAATTGATTCACCATCATTTACAACGACAATATATCCTTGCTGTTTATTTAAAACAGATTTTGGTTTCAAAGTTATATTTGATATTGCAGTATTAATTACTGATTGGCTTAATAACGAACCAGTTAGTAACAATTCATCTACTATTATTTCAGGTTGTTTTTTAATTCTAATTGGTGTTATATTTTTTGTTTTTGGTTCTATAATAATTTTTTTCTGCCATCGTACATTTGGTGATCGTGTTACCTCGTTTGGTAATACTGTGTTGGTTTTTGCGTTTATTCTTGCGGTTCCTACGATGTTTAATAGAGCAGAACCACGGGGTGTATTTTCATACACTTCAACAACCACCAATCTCGCACCACCTTCTACAAATCCTCTAATTGCCTCAACATACAAACTATTACCGTTAGAGTCTATAATTTCTATCAAAACCTCTGTGTTTGGTTTTAGTAGAGAAGTTCCAGATATTAAAAAAGCATTACGACCACCCGTAAACACACCAGATAATTGTTTTATATTAAAATATAAAGACTCAGGTCCAGTGTCGGTTATCAATACTGGTAATTGTGCTAGATTTTGTTTTGATAATGTTTTTTTAGTTCGTGGCATAAGTTCTCTTCGTGTTAACTACTCAATATAAATAGTTATCACGATTGAATATAACTCCATCCGTCCTCTCGTTTGATTTCAATTAAATGATCTACCATATCTCGTACTGCATCTAAGTGACTAATAACGATTAGGAAATCAAATTGAGTTTTGAGAATACCGAATAGGGTGTGCATCGAACCCAAGTTCTCTGCGTCCAGTGTCCCCAATCCTTCGTCTACTATCATAAAATTAGATTTTGGTAGATTACTAGCGTTCATCAAGGCTACACGAATTGCCAAACTACTGATAAACCGTTCCATTCCCGAACTGTTTTCTAGTGGCCAAATACGATCATAATCATAGTTTAATTTACCCACAATATTTTTCCCATCCACTTCCAACGAAATTGTGAAATCTACGATTTGTGTTAATATATTGTTTATTTCTGCCTCAATATTTGGAATTGCTTTACTCATTAGTTCGTATGGGATACCATCACGCCCAACTGCTTCCATATAGTATTTATACGCTTCGTAGGTATTCTCCAACTGTTCCGCTTCTTTAATCTGATTCATAATATCGGTCTTACTGGCCTCTAGAACGCGGATTTCTCCGTGGAGGTCACGAAGCACCTTTTCCAGATGATTAATTTGCTTCTTGCTACTCTCAATATCATGTTCCACATATTGAATATTCGCATCAATATTAAGATTATGTTTGATATTTTCTTCATTTGCTCGATGAAGTTCAATGTCTTTGTTAATTTGTTCCACTTGCCGATCATACTTTTCAATCACGGTAATTAACTTTTGAATAGTTAATTCTTCTGATTGTGATTTGCGTTGTAATAATTGAATTTCTGTTTGTAATTCAATATATCGTTCATACTGTTCTACTCGTTCTTTCAACGGTTGTTTCTGAACTTCAATGTCTGTAATGGCGTCTTCCTGCTTCTTCTGTATGTCGTACAATTCTGATAACTCAAGTTTTACTTGTTTCGAATCATCAATTACTGACTGATTATTAGTAACACAGACATCACAATTTGGATTATATTTATAACTTTCTAATTTTTCCTTAAACTTTTCCTTTTCTGCTATCTTGGATATCGTTAGTTTACACGCACCATTCCCCTTTTTAACTAGTTCAGATAAACGATTATATTCGTCAGTATCTCGTTTTAATTCGTCACCGACAAATAATTGTAGATTTTTTGTTTTGTCGTGAATTATTTCCTGTAGATTGGTTAGTCGTACATCCACTTCCGCTTTATCTTTTTCGTTGACTGTGTACTGCCCAGTTGCGTTTTTTAAATCAGATTGTAACTTGGTAATATCCAATTCAATATTTGGTACTAGTTTCTTTTGATCCTGCCAATTCTTTAATTTCGTATATAATACTTCTCGTTCATCTTTAACCTTCACAGAACTAGTTTCTACTCGTGTATGTTCATCACGAGAAATATCTAATTTGTTTTGTGTATCCGATAGTGTCTGAGTAAAATCTATCTTTTTGAATTTCTTCAATGCTCCAGAAATTTCTTTTATCTCATCATTTGCGGTGTCTGCTAACTTGTCAAAAATACTCAATCCCATAAACTGAATAAGTAAATCCTTTCGTTCACTATGTGACTTGTCAATAAACAACGCATTACTAGTTTGCCCACTTAGTGCTGTCAATACGAAATCTTCATAACTACCCACATAATTACGAATGTTAACATTGGTATCACGACGATCTTCTCCATTTAAGGATGTATGTGTGCCGTCGTTGTTTTCCTTCCAGAACGAAACATCAACTTTCACATCACCAGTTTTCTTACGGGTACCGGTTCTACGAATATAAAAGATTTCATTGTTAATTTCAAACTTTAGTTGACAAGTAAATTCATCCTTACGATTATTCATAATATGATCACCACGGAATGCTCGTGGGGTCTTATCATATAAAGTAAAGATAAGCGCATCCATCGCAGAACTCTTTCCACTTGCGTTCTGTGCGAAGATACCGTAAATACCCCGCATTTTTCCAAAGTTAATAACATTATCTTCTCCGTAGGAGAACATATTAGAAAATTTCAATTGAAGCGGACGCCAATTTACATTACGAGAATGATCATCATGATTAATACTAGAATTGAGAGTATTGTTTACTTCCAATATTTGTTTCATCAAGTTTGGACTGATGGTATTATCGTATGTTCGTTCTAACCAATCTTGAATAAGTGTATTTTGAATATTCATATTTTGAACATCCATAATTTCCAATCCACTCTTCAATTTTTCTCGTTCGGCGTTATCGTGCTTGGATTTATTAATACTTAATTCAATAATATTATGTTGTTTTCTTAATACGGATACCAACTTCTTCACCCCAGTAGTATCCAATGCTCCTGTGAAAATACGCATACGAACATTTTTTGGTACATCCACCAATACAGGAACCTTACCATTTTTAACATCCACTGTGTAATATCCAAAATTATTTGGTACTTCTTTAAAGAGATGCGTAAAATTTTGCATATCCCACAAACACCACCCATGATTATTTACGGTTTCACCATGATTTTGTTGGATAAGTGATGATGAATATACGATAATTGGTTTCCCCGTACCACGTTCTTGCAGAACTTGATACTTGTGAATATCCCCAAGCAATACCGCATCGAATCCATTAAATGTTGATACATCAACATGACGATTTGTAATGACATATCGAGCATCTGTTTGCGCTCCGTGAACAGGTCCATGATATAATGCGACTTTCTTTTTCGATGTACAATCTTTGTACGAAGGCCACTTTTCCTTTTCATCCAAAATAGAAAATACGGCAAAATCTGTATCTCCTACCTGATATACACCGGAGTGTTTGAGATAATGTAATCGATCATGATTAATACTTTTAATCAACGGAGTCAAACTATCCAATCTGTTCATGTTGGACAAGTTCAAATCATGATTACCAGCAATCACTATTGTTGGGGCAATGTCAGCTAAATTCTTTAAAAATTCAGTTGCTAACATAACCATTTCAGGACTCATATCTGTTTTTGCGTGAACAATATCACCTGCAACAACAATAACCGAGTCAGTCAAATCTTCTTGGCGTAACTGGTTATAGAGTGTTTCAAAACATTCCCGATATTCATCGTGTCGTTTAAATAATCGTATATGAATATCGGCAAGGTGTACAATTTTATTAAGTTTATTAATACCAGCAATATATGTCATGTATTTTGTAACCTATTTTGTATAAAGTCCTTAAAGGTAGTTTGCTGGGCATTATTAATAAACTCCCAAGTTTTTTGAAATCCCAGTTCTGCCGCATCTCCACCACTAACAGATACTTGCGACACATTAATTCCGTGTGCCTTCAATTTTTGTTCTAGTTGTAATGCTTCTGTTCGCGCATCATCATCAAGAAGAATATATACATTCTTCACTTGATTTTCAAGTAGTTTCACTTCTAATTTTTTTGGTAAAAATTTCCCTAGCATTGGAATTGCATTACGACGAACTGATATAGCGTCGAATACTCCTTCTACTAATATAATTGCTTCATTCCAATTAATTTGTTCTTCAAATACCACCACATTCTTTGATACTGGTGGGTTTTTGTATTTCATAGTAGTATCGTGATATGACCGAGCACTAAAATAATTCAGCTTACCAGTAATATCGTATGAAGGAACAATAATACGACCACCATAATGTCCAGTTTCACAGTATCCCATACGGTAACGGATAATATCATACCCCGAAATACCACGCTTTTTTAAATAATTAATTGCGTGTTTATATTCGTAAGTATTAACTGGTTTCCAGAGAGGTTTATATTCATGCGGAAGTTGTAACGCTACAACTTCGTCTGGATTTTCTCTATAGATTTTTATATCATCATCGGATAAATATTTTTTTAATTCTTTAATTTGTGTTGGTGATACATCCAACTTTTTAAATAATCCAATAAGATTATTTCCGCGTGCTCCGCATATCCAACACTTCCATTTATTTTTGATAATATTAACTGCTAATTTCTTATGATGATGATGACAAAAAGGACAATGGAAATAATGTTCTCCCTTGCCCATTTCTTTGTAATCACCGAGTATTTGCGATAATAGAGAGATTAGATTCATAGTAATACTAAATCTAACCTCTCTACTTCGATATGTCAAGTGTCTTTTTGTTTAGTTAGTTCAAAGAAATGGTCTACTTCTATAATAGCGTATGTTTTACTATTATTTCTTTTAAAGAAAACTACGGGATGCGTATTTTCTTTGGTATTGGTTTCTGCTTGTTGTAAAGCTGCCCAAATATTAACCTTTTCTTGATTTTTACATTCTGGTGAGTACGGAAACATTTTCCGAGCAGCGGGCGATAATTTTATGTCAGCTCCCGAATCACCCATCAATGTCGATACGACATCATCAGGTTCTAATATTGGAAAATGTTCTAGTATAAGATCACGAATTGCATTCTGCAAGCGTTTTCCTTTATTTTTCGCCGACCTAGTTTTCATATAACCTCTTTATTTTATATTATGCCGGATTGTATACCAGTTTAATTCCAGATGTTGCTTCATTTATAGTTTTAAACTGAGTATCTGCTTTAGTAGCTAAATATTTCTGAATGAGTTTTGATCCGTACTGTGCTAATTTTGGATCTACAGAGCGTTTTTCATAATTGGACAGTGCATCTGCTGTATAGTTTGTATAATCCGCTTCAGCCGCCTTTGAAATACCGTCCACCGCCAATGAATTTCTTGCTTCATTTACAGTAAATTCTTGTTGAAATTTATTTGCGGTATCTACAAAATTTGTAGCATTTTTTTGTTTGTTAGCTTCGTCCACATCTGATTGTAAACGAACACTAAAATTTTGTGTACCACCAGGAATTGAATTCAATCGGTCGTACTTTGTTTTACTTTCTAATAATTCTACTAATTTCGACATATTATTCTCCACATTATGTGTCAAACTTCACAATAAAAGTTTGTGGAACATTTAGTGTTCTCGGGATGGGTTGTGCTAGTTTCGCTACTGCAACCAATTCATAACCATTATACAAACCAATAGTTGTAATATACGGTGTTACTGAACCAGACTCAAATAAATTATATAACGATTCACCAGGTATCACACTTCCAGTTCCATTTATTTCTACATATTTTTGCGCAACTGCTGATGAAGATGGATTGTAATTTAATTCATAATCTGTGTATGTAACCGTTGTTGCTCCACTGACATATGATCCCGTAACGGAGTTAAAAAACTTCAAACTTGGATTATAATAACTTCTGTTAAATTCATTCGGCTGTATGTTACACACAACTTTATTTTCATAAATTGTGGTTGATGACGAAAATGCCACTACAAGGGGAATGTACTCTTTTATTTGCAATCCATCGATTGATATGGATTGTGTTGTTGCGGAAACATTCGGTTTTATTACGGCAATACCATGTTTATAAAAAATATTTCCAACTACATTTGACACATTATTTACATATAATCTGCCATACCCGTCATCTAGTATTTTAGTAGATGATCCAGAAGTTTGCACACTAAATGTTGATTCTTTTACACCGTCACCAATTGCTTCGTTAGCTAAATTGAATACAAATAAGGAACCAGATGGAGTAAATTTTGTAATCGCAACTGATTCAGTACCATACCCAACAAATGACTTTGATGAATAAAAACTTGTATTTAAAAATGTAAATAACTGATACGCATATACACCCGATTCATTTATATATCCCACATCAAAATCGTTTTGTTGAAAACTTATCCAGTTTTCCGGTGGTTGATGTGCGATATCAATAGATACCTGGAGCGGATTATTCACCGCTCCAGATACTATTGTATAACTTTGTGATGCATATGCGACAAATGGTTCTTTCGAATATCCATCACGGTCGAGAGGTTTGAGAACTCTCATAGAACCTCCCGTATATTATTTATAACTAACACTTACAAATTACTCGTTATTAAAAATCTAATCTTACTCTAACGAGAGCTTCCTTATCAAATGTCTTTTCCAACGGACGACTCATTTTTGCTACTGCTAGTAATTCCTTCGAATTATTATATAATCCAACAGTTGTTGCGTATACATGTGGATCTTGTACGAAATCTTCATTCAAGATTTGTCCGTTTGTATTATTATAAAATGTCGGATTATTTGAGTAATTAAAATCTTTATTTCTTAAGCGAACGAAATAATGTGTCGATGAAATAGTTTCTGCAGAACGAGCTTGGAAATCTTTACCCAATACAAATGATCGAACTAACCCATCATGATTATATTGTGGTCGTGGAGTTCCTGTAATAGTTCCGGCAATTGATCCTGTATATGGTGCGAAGGGTTTTCCAGCACTTCCTGCCGCCGTGGAATAATAATAATCTTCCGTATTACCATTACCGGTACCTGTTGAAGAACCCGTTACCGACGCGGACAAGAATCCAATAGTTGGAACTATAGCATCTGGATTTAATACAATGATACCCAAATCCGGATAAACCAATCCAAATCCCTTACCTTGTACGGATTCCGATGTTGCGACAGTACTTCCACTTATACCAGTAAGTGATCCAGAAACTACATTAAATACTCGTCCTGATTTTGCAGTTGCGGACTTTGCACTTAGTGTTTGACCACTATCGTCAATAAAAGTAAATGCACCGTTTGAACCTGACAAGGTTATTAACCAATTACCAGGATCTAACTGTTCTCGTAATCTACTTCTAGCAATATTGATAACATAGATATGAGGTGTACTGTAATTACCAAATGTGAATAAATCATCGGACGGATCTAATAAAATATTCTTATATTGTAAATAGGTTGCTTTGGTTGATAAATTAGCCAAATCATCTTGAGCTAATGTCGGTGTACCATCACCGTTTGAATGACCATACGCTACGGCAAATTGAACTTCCGACGTACTATCGGTAGATGGGCTTTTGTCGTAGATATCAAAATAATACTCACCACTTGAAGAAATTTGTGTACTTGAGGAAAAAAATGAAGTTAAACTTCCCGTGTCTCCTGACCACAAACCCGTAGTTACAGTGGTTTGATTTGCCACTACGATATCTTCATCAATGTTAAAGGGAACAAATGTACGAATTGGCATATATCAAACCTCTGTTATACTGTTGGTTTGGCCTTAACCGTAACAGTTACGGTCTTGGTTGCGCCTGTTAAATTATTGATAATTGTAAGTTGCGTTACACGATCAACTGTTAATTCTTTTGCTGTTAAATTAAATGTAAATCCTTGTACCACGACAGCATTTGCCGAAACAGCTTGATTCGCGGTAAAGAATGGTGTAGTTGTACCCGTTGGTAATGGTGCACCAGTAGATATGGTGGAAATGGTTCCATCATACAAGATTGCGGTATATCCAGCTGTTGCGAGTTCTGCGGTGGTTGTTGGATTCACCGTTACAGAGTCATTATAATTTAATGTGTATCCCGTAACACCCAACGAAATTGTTGGAATTTCTTTTGTACCACGATCCAACGATACTAACTTGTATCTCATAGATTGTGTTTCATCTGGTGATGCTTCCAGTACGGGCATATTTTCGATAATTGACCCGTAATACGAAGAACCGAGTGGATGTGAAGTAGTATATAATGTATAATCTACCTCATCATCGGCCACAGCGAACTGTGTGATGTTGAATTGACTTTGACCTTTCGATAGTAATTCTCTACCTTTCTTGGTCAATATCGCATCAACAGTAATAGTTGAGTTGTTTAGATATCCCATTGTTGTTGCCCCGTTAACTTAAGTTGTCGAATATAAATATGTTACAAATACTTTTTACTACACATTTAGGTTGGTTCCACCCAAGTTTTCTTCGTCTAACAAGATATTTGGGGAAACCGTGATTGATGTTCCAGCGGTTGAGGTGACTTCTACAGGTGAACGACCGTCTGTGGTAGTATCCTGTGTTTGCAGACATCCTATGTAATTTCTTCGTTTTGTCGATATCAGGTTATCTCTAAAGAACTTATAATGTCTTTGTAGATATCCCTTCGGAATAATTGATTCCGTTTCTATAGCGTAATACCCGAAGTCAATATTTAAATCATTGATAAAATTTCCGCCCACTTCATCTATGGTATAATAAATCAAAGCGTTTGGAGAAGCATCTGAATTTACCAATCGAACTTCGGGGAAAAGCCCATAATTAATATTTTGTATGTCACTTGTCACAGTAAAATCAAATAATACTCCGTGATCCCCAGTAGGTTCGATTCCAACAGGTCTATCAAAATCAGTACTTCTGTTGGCGTTAGTACTATATAATCTAATTCGTATATCTGCTTGACTTGCTCGTATAGAAAATAACGCTGCTATAATCTGTAATCGGACGGTACCTACCAATCGAGTGTTTGCTGATATTGCCTGAATTCTTAATCTTGTATTGTATCGTTTTGGTTCATTAATTGGTCTACTGATATCCACGATAGTTAAAGGTAAAATTCGTAGATCTTCTATGCTTGGTGTACTGTATGTGTCGAATATTACTCGGTATGGAGTTTGTACTGCCCGACCAACATAAAAAATAGGTACCCAATTATTTTTATCTAGCGTCGGATAATTGTATGAATTAGTAGGTGCATTGGGTGCTACGAATCTATACAATTTATTGTTACCGTATTTTGCGTCACCCGTTGCTCCCAGCTGAGTCACTACATCATTTTTACTATATGTAGTACCGAATGACCATGTAGCTTGAGATCCTGTTAGAAAATTATATTGTTTATTTCCAACTATTTGTTTTCGAGTTCGTTCAAGATAATAAATACCATTGGTTTTATTAAAATAATTTATAACACCATAATCTCTAAAATCAGCTCTGGGTGGTATTTCCTCGAATATTGATGCTTGTATTATATTTTTATTTTGTGTTGATAATATCTCACCGATATCAATTGTATCTTCGTATGTTAAATACGATGACACTACTTGTGATTTGTTTATCGTATCTATAGCATCACCAGAATATATCGCGTAATCACCCAAAACCTTCGCATTTACCATCTGTACTTTCGCACCGTCAAGTAATCCGTTCAACAAATCATCTACGAGTATTGAATTGTTGACCGATGATATCGTTGTTTCAAATGTGGTATAATCACTGTTCGATAAATTACTTGGTAGTTGTTCAATCGATCCGTTGAGTTGTAATGTGTCTGCGGAAAGAATAGTTATTTTTGCATTGTCGTATAGTGCCAAGATATCAGTATATGCTGCATTTACAGTTTGTTGCGATTTTATATTGATGTCTGTTTCGGTGGACACCGTGATGTCCATATCGCGGTGTCTTGTTCGTGATGTACTTACTGCCGTTGTGTTTCGTTTGGTATTTGCTCCACTAAACTTAGTAGGTTTAATAGATAACACTTTTTTTCGTTCTAACAAATTAGGTTCTATTATAATACCAGTAGCTAATGTTGTCTTTGCTGGCACTAATGTTTTTGCTTGTTCAAATAATACTGGAGAAATTTTATCAAAGAATCTGACGAACTGTGGAATGTTAACTGCTACACTATAATACTGATTATAATACGACTTAAATGCTTCTAGATTTGGATATGCATTTTTAAATTGATTTCCTGGATATCCTATTGCATCCGCAATATTGAAATTTCCCAAAGAACGAACAATTATATTATTTGTTGCATCGGTTGGTGATACAAAGAACCCAACAAATTTCTTAGATTGTGGTTGTTGTTTTCGTTCTTCAATTGAAACAATACTTTTTGTTCTACTCAATAATGGTTCACCCAACGGAGTTGTTTCTTTAAATATCGCCGGCGGTTGAATAATAATTTTATTGCTTCCGTATGCAGATGCACCACCATTCGTCGTATATTGATATACACGACGAGTAATACGCGACATTTGATATGGGAATGCTGGTTGATTAGTAAACCCGTATGCTAGTATATTACTTAAATTTGGTAGCAACGGTTTGGTGGGATCTGATGTCCCATCTTTGTTTTTATACGGGGTATCATTACTTGTACTACCAGACGATAAATTTTGTGGTTTGTGAAATGATAAACGAACATATAAATTTTCCGCAGCAGACCAGTATGCGTTTCCAGCAAAACTTCCCGGATTTAATGCTTGATCTAAGAAATTATCATTTTCTATTTCTTCACCCCAAATACGAACTTCGTCAACCGTTCCATCAAAATTATTCAATGATAATGAACCAGATCCACCGAGATACATGTTCGAAGTTAATGGTAATGCATTTCGTAAATATGATGCGGTGGTGTGCATGCTCGATGTATATAATATTTCCTCACCATCTGATTTAGCAACTTGGAGATTAACACTTGATGTATTGTATCGTAACATTACATCAAAATAATCACCACTAAAGAAATTACTATAACTACTGGTTAATAGTACTTCCCCTATATTATTTGTGACTTCAATTTTACCTAACGATGACGCACCAGATGGATGCGTGTTTAATCGCATATGCCATAAATTATCACCGGTAGTTAGAGTTGTTACTTGCTTGTTTGTTGACGCAAATCTAAATTGTATGGTGCGTATATCACGGAACGACGATGATAGTGGAAGTTGTAAGTATGATCCAGAATTAAAGTTTAGTGCATTTGTAACTTCATCAAATATTTCAAAACTTCCTGTAGTTGGTGTGTCAGATTCTCGTATGGTTACTATTTGTTCGTTTAGTCCAAAGATATTTAATAGTGCTTGTAATGATGTTCGAGAACCTTTGATACGATTTAAATATAACGAGTTATGTAAGAATCGTTTAAATAATTCAGTAGTTAGTTCTCTACGCTTAATCAACGAGGTAGAATCTGTTATGTAATTATATAAACTGTCCATTGCATGTGGATTAATTAAATTCAAACCAAATGCTTTTGATACTTCCCACACCAAATCTTGCGACAATCCATCTGTTGCACTAACATTTCTATCGTAAATTTTTGTAAAATTCTCAATATACAATCGTATATTATCAAAGAAATGTCCAATTAATTTTGTAAATGTTATAAATTCTGCTGATTGTGTGTCCGATTGCAAGTATGATGGAATACTATTTATCATTGTTTGATGATTAAATTCATCGTATCGGTTTGCGATAACACTTTGTGTAGCATACCAATTAATTGCTGCGGGTTCTGTCGGCAGGTATAATGTTCCATTGTCTCGTTTAGGCCAAGTACCGTCTATATTATACTCGGTATTATTGTCTGTCCAATATACACTCGCACTATATGCACTTCCCGATCCATAGAACAAATATCGTTCATATCCATCAAACCCACGAATAATTTCTTCCATTTCCAATGCTGCTTTCTTAGATCCTTCTTGCAGATACAACGACGAGGATGGTAACTCTGATGGAGAAAATATAGTAACCGTGGATCCGGTAGATATCAACAGAGATCCACTAGGTGGAACTAGTGCAGTTGGGCTTGGATATGATGTCGATGGACTGCTTATTGTTACTGGTGTTGTAATTAAGAATGCGGTTGTTCCAAATATAGAATCTTCGGCAAACCCCCCGAGATATCTAGAATTTTGTTCTAGTGCATACAATCGTAGTAGTTGTTGTCTAAAACCAGCCAATCGTGCTTCTGCTGAACTGAATTTTACGAAATTATTATAATTCGTATAATCTATGTTTAATTCTGATGAACGATAATCATCCGTAAACCAACGGCGTAATATCTCATTAGCAAAACTATAATTACCGTATGTATCGTCACTGCCCTCTACACTGATACCGATATTCTCTAGATTTTTATTTCGTAAAATATTTGCAGCAGAATTTAATACTTTTAAATCATTGTTTAGTGGTCGTAACCACAAACTGGTGTCTTGCAGCGGTGCAATTTCAATCTTTACGGTATCAACAATTGTATTAGCGACTTCTCTACTAATTAAAACATTCTGTCCAACTTCAAAATCCAAATCAATTGGTTCCAACAATTTAACTAATAATTTAGTACTATCATTTGGATCTAGTTTCCAATTAATTAAAATTCGTTGTATGTCATCACCAAAATTTAATAATGTCTTTAGATACCTTTCCGGATCAGAAAAATTTTGTACAATGTTTCTAATTTTTTGTTGTAGTGCTTCAGTCATTGCTTGTCGCAATGGTACTAACACAGGATCATACGGAGCAATATTAATATTTAACGGTAATTCCGTTTGTGATGTTTGTACATTTTCTTGTTCTACTCGAATTACAAATTGGATAGATTGTGCTCCGGGAGTCGGAGCAGTCAGTGGTGCAACCAACGGAATTCGATTTTCAATTGGTTTCTGCAATTCTTGTATATTTGTTTTTATCTGTTCCGGTGTTTGTGGTATAGTTTGTAATGTAATTTGTGGTTCTATTGTTGGAGCGACTATTGTTACCGTTGATATTGGTACTATAGGTTCTGCAAATTCCGCTGTGTCTGGGTTTGGTGCGAATACAGTTACTTGTCGTGGGGGTGGTGGAAGTATAGTAGGTAACACACGAAGTATTACCCCACCCGCAGCAGCTTCATTTACACCACCAGTTAATATTCCGCGTTTGTATGCTTCTATTACATCTACCGCATTGGCAGTTACCCAGACCACACCACCAACGGCAGTTTTTATTCTGACCGCAGTAGGAAACTGTGTATAAATATTATTAGCCTGTTCGTAATTATTATAATCTTGGTCTGTTAGAGATTGTACTGCAATCTCACCGGACAATATCTGATCATCTATACTAGGGCCATTCTGTATTTTGTAATCAGCTGGGTTTATAGCCATATAATTCCTTGCTTATATTTGATTTGATGTTACTACACCACCCGATTCCACGGTATTACCACCTACATTCATATTTACTATGTCTAATTCGGTGGTTCCCCTCCCAGTACCACCGCCGCCACCACTTGTATAGTATGAACAACTACCATCATTTATGGTTGCCGATGGATTATAATTCAATGCTGCGAAATCGGTGCATCCGAGTGTATCATAAATACATGTTACATCATTAATTGTTGCAGCCGGATCATAATTTCTTGCTTGCGGATCCATACACCCAATTATGGATTCCACACAACTTCCATCATTTTCCATTGCACGAGGATTATAATTAACCGCTGTGTTAGAAGTACATCCTTTTATAGTTACACAACTACCATCATCTTTTGTTGCATCTGGATTATAATTGGACATTCGCGGGTCTGTACACCCGTATACATCTGTTTTTCCAACAAATTCAGATACACACGATGTTGTACATCCGGTTTTACATTCGCCAACAACAAGATTTCCATAACCAGTTGCGGTAATTAAATAATTTTGTATATACCGACATACAGCTGCAAATCCTCTACTATCTGCCGGCCCAACCGAATATATTTGTCCAATTGTTGTACACACAGTTTCATTGACACATCCAAAATTACAACATACATCATTTGGGCATGCAACAATATCAGACGACGCATTATAATTTGTAGCTGACGAATTTTTACAACCTATAAATTTACAAGAACCATTATCTTGCGTTGCTTCTGGGTCGTAGTTTGTTGCAGTGATATTTGTACATCCAGATTTGTTAAACAAACATGTACCATCATCTACCGTCGCTAATTCAAAATAATTTATTGCATTTAAATTTGTACATCCCAGTACTTGACCATTAATATATCGACATGTTCCATCATTTTCGGTTGCTTGTGGATTATAATTTGCTGCGTTACCATCCGTACACCCAAGTACGGGTCCGCAGTTTCCAAATCTATCAGGAAATGTACATCGTCCATCATCGATGGTTGCATTCGGATTATAATTACATGCATTAGAATTTTGACATCCATATACATCATGCGGTTCGCAAATATCAGGTAACGCGGGTTTGGTTGCGTTTGGATTATAGTTTTTTGAGTTAGGATCCAAACAACCAAATATGTCATTTGTTTCTGTTGTTATGTACGAGCATGTGTCATTTTTAGAAATTGTTGCAATTGGATTATAATTTACTGCGTTTATGTCTGTACATCCTTCTATCGGTAATGCATAAGTACAATCCGCGGATGTGTTTGCATTGGGATTATAATTTAACGCAGTAGAATCTTGACATCCAGGAATGCTTTGTATACAACTTCCATCATCTTGCGTAGCTTGAGAATTATAGTTTAATGCGGTTCTATTTGTACATCCGACAATTGGAATTACCTCTTGAACGGGAGGAAATTCACATTGCGTATTTATATTTGCGGACGGGTTGTAATTTATTGCATTGGGGTTTGTGCAACCATATATCTTTGCGATACACGAACCATCATCCACCGTGGCTAAATTATTATAATTAAAAGCAGTTGTATCCGTGCATCCACGATAAATAACAGGTAGCGGTGGTGGCGGTGGCGGAAGTGGTGGTAGTGGTGGTAGTGGTGGTATAATAATAGGTTCTGCCGTTGCTATAAAATTAATTGTTGCGGGAATTATGCCCACTGGTAACGATTCCATTACATTTAAATCATATGATATCGTAAATGTTTTACTTTCTTGTGGTTCAAGTGTCAATTGATTTGGTGTTAATATAGAACCATCAAAGGTATCTTCAACCAATACTGTAATTCTGAACACAGTGGATATATTAGTGACCGTTACTTCTTGACTCGATATAGCACGGTCACGCAATTTATAGTTTGCAACAACTTGTTGTGTTGAAAATGTCAAATAATCAGCAGCATTTGCCATACTTTACCTCAAATCAATTGAATTTTACCTTGAACCAACAGTCCAAGATTATTATTTAAAAACGCATTATCTACAGCTCGTTCTACTAATATATCTAGTTCACTTGCTTGTAATCTATCAAATATATTGCTTTCTTTTGTTGCGACTACCAACTGCATAAATTCATCATATATGGCCGCACTAGCAATTTCTATCGTTTGATTTAATTCATCCGGAAGTTCTCGCTCTACAGCAATCAATTGTGTTTGTAAATCGGGAATAATTTGATTTAAGTTATCATTTACATTTAAAATAAATTCGTCACTTTGTACAGGTTCGAATTGTTCATTACTAACAACATCCCCCTCGTTCAATCCCATAATAGCACTCATAGCACCACCGGCCAAAATTCGTGGTAATCCAGGTTCTATAAATTCAAATAATTCTTGTTGTTCGGTCGATGTAAATGCTACATTGAATCCAAGTCGTAATTCAGTTCTTGAATCAGAAATTTCTTCAATCGATAGTTTTCTATTTCCATAGGTACCAATTTCATCAGAAAACAAATTGATGACTAAGGTATATGTTCCTGGTGAAAGGAATATTCCCAGTTCAGTTTGTATTCGTGTCATGTCCAAAACCACTTTTTCTTCCCGAGTTCCATCGGGTAATAGTAGTGAACGAATAGAAATTATACCAGAATTTAATGATACAATAGTTGTATTAATTAAATTATTTTGTGTATCATAAAAATGTAATTCCAAATTATCATCAATATCAAACCCAAACTCCGCAGGTAATCTGCCAGTAAGAATTTCAATATCATTTTCCGATTCCGCTAATCGTGAAATGGGAAATGATTGTGGTTTGGTCGGAATTAATTGAACATAGTTTGGTTGTTTTGGCATATACTATTCCTGCGACAATGTTTTTTCCAACTCATCTTTCATTTTATATAACACCGATAATACATTTTCTCTTGGCATGGGTTTATATCCGGCAGGTATCTGTATTTCTGCGGAGGTTCCTTTGATATTTGTTAGTACTTTCGGTGATCTGACAGTTTTTGATAATGCCGCTAATCTTCCCGCCAGAGATAACTTTCCAATTAATTTATTAAACAATGTAGATTTTTGTATTTTTATCAATGTAGGTACACCACTTAAAGTTTCTAATACTGTGTATGGTGTGTTTTCTTGTTTGGTGATATCGTCTTTAACATCGGCCAATCGTTTATCTACTGACGAACGCGGTATTTTTCGTTCCGGTGTTACACCCGTATACTCACCACCAGATGATGTATATGCTTTTTTACCTGGTGCTACCGTTATCATTTCTTGTTGTCCTTGACTATTAGTTCCACCCGTACCCTGCATTGTATCTTCAATCTGTTGAATGCCAATATTTAAAGTATTGATAGCACTATTAACTGTGTCTATTCCAGGTATTACACCCGCAATGCTTGGAACTCCCGTTCCCATTTTTATCAAAGCATTTTCTTGAACACTTGGTATAGGATCAATGATATCGTCGGAAGTATCTGCCGATGCAAACAATCCAGCTTCGTCAGAAAATGCGCTATCTGGTGATATTTCACTTCCAGTTCCCGCATCTAGAGTGACAAAATCATTTGGTCCTGGTCCTGTTCTGATTACATTAACTTCCGCGTTTTGTTGCGAAGTTTCTGGTGATACAGAAGGTCTAGCATCCGTGGTGGATCCTACATACCCACCAGGAATTGAACCTGGTCCGTTCGTCAATCCCACGAAATCCAATGCAGCTAATTGATCTTCTTCTTCTGGCGTGGTTATTTCACTTGGTGATACTCTACGAATTGCATCAAATCCGGCTAATTCTGAGAAGTTTTCATCAATTTCCGCAGCTGCTTCATTTGCTGCTTCAAAATCACCAATAGCTGCTGCAGCTGCCAAATCTTCCAAGTTAAGTAATGCATTCAATGCCAATTGTCGTTGTTCGGATAGTGTTCCGATAAAATCAGGTACCGCCAATTCATCGTCCAATTCTGTAAAAAAGTTATCCAGTGTATATTGTTTATATACATCTCGAACAATTGAATTTATATAATATTGTGGTTTATTTAAATTAGTTTGCCCATTTTGCATCTTTATTATTGCAATGTTATTTGGTGTATATTCCACCACATTGTCCAATTCTAATACATCAGATTTGTTTGTTGCGATTCTACGTGGTGTATAAAATTCTTTTTCAGCAGTAAACAATACCTCTTCACCATCCGTTAATTTTATACGAAGTGTAAGGTCTTCTTGTGGACTTTGAAAATCTGGTGTTTCTATATATGTTTTCTCTATGTAACGAACATCTGCCATATTATGTTACTTCCGTTGCAGTAAGTTTATTATTACTTTACAATAAAAGTAAACAATTCCGGAAGAATGAAATTATCTTCATCCCCATTGTTTATATTTAAAGAAATTTTATAGTATCTATTTTTGTATAATGGTGTGGTGTCCAGTATAAAATACGAACCCGTTGCATCACATTCTATGTTTGATCCATTATCAAATGGAACTATCGAAGTTCCTGCCTGATAGTCCACAACACTAACATACGAAGTTTGTGGTAAATAATACTTGTTCTTATATCGAAGTGTTGCGTCAAAATTCTTTTGGGGGTACTTGTCACGAACCACAAATCGTACTTTCTGCTTCGTTCCCTTAATATAAGTTTCTGCTGCGTTACGCGGAATAACCATAATATCCGATGTGTTGGGAATTGGTTTCAACGATCCAGTAGTAAATACTGCACTGTTCCACAATATTTCTAATGTAGGTGCATGTACGGTATGCGTTTGACGAGAAAAGAACTTAATGTTCCCTGCGTTGGTTTGATCACTGTCACTTGCCGGTGGGACTCGTAGTGCCAATCCATACCAATTTAATGATTGAGACACAACCGGTTGCATAATAGATGAGACATCAATACGCAAATCTTGTAATGGATACTCACTCAATGTTACACTTTGTGATGGTGTAGTAACTATCGGACCACCATCCACACTCCACGATACGGCAGCTGTGGATTGTCTCCACGTTGCACCGTCACCGGCGTTCTGTGTTTGTTGTACAAAATATCCCGATCCTTCTGTCCACGACGATGACACTCGATAGACTAATATTTGTTGGTTAATTGGTAACTTTTCTGCGTTTGCTATTTTAAGATTTAAAAAATATGACGCAGTTGCTGGCGTTGATCCGCTTGCGGGTAGTGTGAAGTTTATTAATGTACGAGCAGAACTACCAGTATATGCTATTCCCAAATCTTCAGGAGCGGCCACTTTACCTACTTCTAATATTTCATCCAATCCAGCGTTATTAGTAGGAAATCGTTGATACAAAGTTGTATCTGCGGACGATGTTAGTATTATTCTCATTGTCTTGCCGTCCCCACTATGTCTGTTTCTGGGTATCGTATCTCGAATATACATGGATCCAATGATGGATATAATACATCATCAACGATTGCCTCTGCTATATCGTAACGATAATTTTGGTAATCTCGCCCATCTTTGAAAAAATATTTATTTGTAATTTCCAAATTATTCACACTCTGCACTCCTTCTTGTGCAACAACCAATACCCGAAGATCTGATAGTTTAATTGGTTGATTAATTTGCCATTTACGAACATTGAAATATGCACGAATCTCGTCCAAACATATAGCTAATACATCTTGTAAATTATATCCTTTATATACTGTTATGTCAAATGATACTCCAATATTCACTATAAACGAATCTAAGATATTTACTTGATCAGTTAACATTCTATATTTTGATAAATATGATTGTACATTTTTCTTTACCAAAGAATTCAATGTGGTTAATTTACCACTTTGATTGTATCCCAACATATACAAGTTAATAGCGTTAGGTTTTGGATTATCTTCAACATATACACGGTTAGTATCTAAATCTTGATCTTGTAAATTAATATTTGGTGGTAATGCTTGAATCTTATTTTGTTGATTGTCAGATACGGCAAATACCTTTGCGACAGCTCCAAATTTAGCTGGCATTGCTAATACACGACTTTCGTAATCTTCGCGAGTAACAACACGATTCTGTGCATTTAAAAACGATAGTGCTCGTTGACGAATTTCCTCTACAGTTTCACCATCCAATCCACCCGTTGCTGGCATTGCGTTAAACACTGATACGGTAGATTTGATATCATTAAATAATGCCAATTCGTCTGAATTAAATTCCGTTGTGTCGTTTACTATGTTTAATACACCAACTTCCGTTATAGTACCCGATGCAACGTTAGTTTCAATTCCACCACCAACCGAGTATTCAACTGTTAATGTTGTGTTTGCGGGTGATAATCCAAAACTATCTGTGTTTAAAAAATCTGTGTTGTCCAACGATACACTTGCTAAATTAGTTGTATAATCTTCGTTTGCTACTTGTCGTGCATCCAAAGAAACAATATCTTCCGATACATTACCTTGCCCAGACCCAAATAATATTTGTAATTGTTTTTCGTTGTTCAATCTGGTAACAAATCTACGAGGGACCGTTCTAAATTTTATTGTATACGATGGATTTGTTGATTCCGATTCACTGTTAGTATATACGACTTCTTTATCATCGATAATAGTATCTTGCGCGAGATATTCTACTTCGTACCATAGATTTCCTTCGGAATCTAAAACTTTCGATACAGAATTTACATTATTATCACCCAGAACAATTGTAGAAAATTTCGAAGGATCTCCGAAAGAAAACGATTGCGTACGCAATTGTCCAGCCATTACTTTTACAGTTTTTGTTATAAGATATGTAGTAATTTGTAATGTGTCATCACTAATTTGATATGGTTGTATAGATCGATTTGTTGAATCTGCGAAATCCACAAATTCTAAGCTCCGAAACGAAACAATATTTTCACCTGTTGTTGAGAATGTAGAATTTCTATCAATTCTTAACATATATGTTGAGTCAGGAACAAATCCATCATCAGGACCTTTTGCGGGTACAATTTGTGATATCAATACTTCGGTAACCGCCGGAATTATTGTCTTTGGTTTATATCCAAACGCTTGTGCAATATTAATAATATTTTTTTCTTCTTCTGCGTATGCTAATAAATTTTCTTTAAATTGATTGTCAATATAAAAAGATAATACATCACCAACATATGCAGCAAGTTCTAACATTATCATTCCTGGATTTGATTCATTGAAATCTGTCCATGTTGAAGGATAATATTGTTTTGTAAATGTTATCAAATCAGCTTTAAAATCTCTAAAATTTTTATTTAGATATTTTACTTCTTTGGATGTAACATTCTGTAATTTTCTAACCACACTATTGTTTAATGACATGCGTTATCTCAAATTGTAGTTAATCTTCCAGAACTGATCAAGCTTCCTTGCGCAACTTCACCAATTCTTAATTGTACAGATTGTACCGCCAAAGGATTATTTACAAACCCATATTGGACATACAATAAAATACTATTATCATTTAAAAATGTTTCTTCGTTTAATATTTGTACTTGTCGTAATCTCAAATACGGCATCCACTGGGTTACGGCATTAAGCACATACTGCTGTGCTAGCTCTTGAACTTCCGTGGTTTTTTGTTCAAACAGTAATTTTGGGAGATCACAACCAAATCCAGGATTACCTACTCGTTCTCCTTTCATAGTTAACATCAAATTAATAAATTTTGACTTTTCGTTTTCCAACGCATCCGCTGTGGTTGCAAAATACCCACGAGAAGATCGTTGTAATGGTAACGGAGATCCCAAATATACTGTTTTTGACATATATTACTTACCAAGCCCCATTTTTTTCATGAGTTGGCTGTAATCACGATTAATAGCGTCCACGGCGGGTTTTACATTGGGATTGTTAATATCTACCGTGGCATTGTCTGGCATGATCATTCTGTCCGTACTTGCCGATAACGTGTCACCCATTCGTTCCAGTCCCATCATAGCTGCTAATTTTGAACGGTCAATAGAAGATTTTTTGGTAGGAGCAGATTCTACAATTCGTTGGGTACCTTTAATTTCTGCTATAGCTTCGTCCAGTATAGCAGGAAGTAACTTCCGAACAGTTTTTTCCACCGATTCGTCCATTTGTTCCTTTACCAATTCTTTTACATATGCTCGAAATAATGCTTTGTCCATTCGTATCTCCTTAAAAAATTATAACCTTTTAGACCCTTTATTTAAATATCAAACTAATGTGAAATTAAACAATTATATTATACTTTTTGGTATGTCACTGTTACTAATATGTACACCCCGTCAACATTTCCAATTCTACTTAAAATATCATATTTAATATTAGGATATTGTTGTGTAAATTTATCTATTGACAACGACATTTGTCTGGCGGTTGTCAATGTGGCCCCCTTCCCAATACCAACTATAAAATTTTTTATATTATTTGAGTTTAAAAACTGCGTTATACTCACATTTAATTCGTCTGTTTTCGTTTTTTCTGCGACAGTCATATTATCTACCACAGCAGAACTTTTTATATCACTACCAACTAATTGTCCATTTAAAATTTGTTGCGCAGATTGTATTCCCGACGCTGCTCGATTTACCAGAGAGTTTGCTGCATCCAAACTTGTTAATGTTGAATTTCGTAATCGTTCTGCTTTTTTTTGCGCTTCTCGTATTTTTAATACTGTAGCATTTTGAGAAGCTGCCGCGGTATCTATGGTGCTTTCAATTTGTTGTTGTGCAGCAGTTACACCTGAACGAACTCTTCGAATCTGATCATATGTCTGATTAGTGACTGTATCTATTGCTGCATTTTTCGCTGCTATTACTTGTTCGTATCTTGCCACTGCTTCTGAAAATGCCTTTCTGGTATTTGCTATTGTTTTCTGGAAGGCGTCTGCATTTTTATTATCTCTAATTTTTTCTTTTGATTCTTTTCTTGCTTGCTCCAACGCAACCTTCGATGTTTTCTGCGATTCTTTTTTAATTTTATCGACTAAATCTCGAATTTTCATCCGCAAATTAGATTTACGAACATTGAATGTTGGAAGTTTTGGTAACTTTGGAAATTTAAGTTTTCGTGGTATTTCTTTAAATTTATTAAGTAGTTTTAAAAACTTATCATAATTATCAGAAAATTTCTTTTGAAATTCTTGTTTTTTTCTGCGTAATTTATCCCACAATTCATATCGTTTCTTATATAATTCATTAATTCCTTCTAATTTAATTTTTAGTTGGTCGTACGAATTAGCATAAGCTTCAAGTTGATCTTGGTATTGTCTAATAACATCCGCCGAAGCACCAACATTTGTTAACGATTGAATTTTGGATGATAATGCAGATATTTGAGCTTCTGTTTTACTCAATTGATTTGTTAATTGAGTTTTTTGTAGTCCCAGTGCAAGTATATCTTTCGCATATTCTGCCGTTTTTGCTGTTAGTGGGTCTACACCTTTTAAAATTCTAGATTTTGCTTTGGATCTAGTATTTCTATTTGTAGTTGTTTCACCTTCAATTTGAGAGTTTGTTCCTCTTCGTCGTTGAACAACACTATCAATTATTTCCGGTGTAAAGTTTGATAATTGGGTAGTAATATTTTTTGAATCTTCTTCTCGTTTCAACTTACCAGATAATTCCAATAATGAATTAGAAACAGGTATATTTTGTGATTCTTGTTGCCGAGTCAATGCTACAATATTTGTTTTTGTCGCATTCGTTAAATTTGGCATTTTACTCACCGCAGTTTGTGCCAAACTTAAAGTATTACGAATTTTATTGATAGATGATGAGATTTTATTTAAAGACATGTTATATTAAATTTGAATACCATTCCCAAGTAATCCTGAAGACGATTGAGTTTTTTCATTTACTTTCACAACGAAATTATCATTCGATGACCACCGTGCATTAAGAGGTCCAGGTATAACAAGATATCGCATATATGTCATCCACAATCTAGCAACAACTGCTGGATTTATTGTTCCCGTTGGTCCAAGCACCAGAGGTTGCGTACTCATTATAACTTTTAACAATTCTAAAAAGAATTTTTTGAGTGTGGTTCCCATAACAATTGGTTCTGCTCGGTCATTATATCCACCTAGATATGTTTCATTACTTCTAATAACCACATAACGACCGGCGTCAATATTAACATCCGCTCCACCTGCGAAAAATATATCCAGTTTTGCTTTACCTATCATATTTTGTTTTGCAAGTAAAGTTATATCTTGCAAAGTTCTTTCGGTAATCGGTCCTTCGGAATCTATAGTTATCCCCTGTCGTAGGGAATTCATATGAATTCCTTCTTTACTAAACAGATAGATTGACTTTAATTTAGAATTAAGCGTGATTGTGTCAGAATTAACTAAAAGTTGTGCACCATCAAATGAAGTTGGTTTTGATACCATAGAAAACAAAAAAGTTTCACTCTGTTTTGTTGCCGGCGTAAATGGTAATACTTCGTCGGATGTTAAATATATGGATGTTGCGTCGGCATCTAGATTTTCTATGGTAAGAGAAGATTTCTTATCTTCGACTTTACCCGACTCTTTTGATTGACCTGTTCGTAATACAATATTTGGTGATTGTCTGGATGGTGTTTCGTGCATTTGACTAGTACCAAATCGAATACTATGTCCATATCGTCCTTGGTAAATTACATCACCTTCGAAATTTTTTACAGATTGTACCTTGTCGGCTTCTTTAAATTGATGTCCAGGTTTGGTTTTTATCTGCGCGGGTGTTTTGTATATACCTTCTCTGGCTTCTCTTTGTCGATCTCGTATTTTTCCGGGTTGCGCTGCCTCTACCATATCACCTAATAATGGTCTTGCATTTTGTGTTATATGTCTATCCACATTAATTGGTCCGACATAATAATATTTACCCAGTGCTTTGAAAACCAATACAAATTCACCAACCAGAGGAAATGTTGATTGATATGGATTTAATGGATCGGATTCATATAAATCTTTTCGTCGTGTTACCTGATCCAACTCCAACAATCTAATTTTAACTCGACCAGCAGTTTTTGCTGCTAGTTTGTCATCTCGTATATTAGTACCAGATCCTTCTTCATTGATAATAATAGATTCTACTTGAGCAACACCATATATAAATGGTTGTGTAACCACCCCACCACCTGTGTTTTGTCCAGGTTTTAGTGTGGATAGTCCCGATTGTCTATTGGTTACTCGAAATCCACCATTTGATGTCATTTCTTAACTCTGTTCGATACTGCGAATATTGCTTCGTCTAATTCTTCTGAATCTTGTTTAATTTCATCAAATTCCGCCTTCAAATCACCCAATAACGCTTGCTTCTCTGCTTCGGTAAGTAGTCCGTCTATGTTTTCACCCTTGGACGCTGCCCCGACAATGCGTTGTGCGATTTGTGCAATACGAACTAAATGTTCGTCGTTTTTCACATTGACCTCAATAAAATCTTTTATAACAGGTCCGATTACCGCGGCATCTTCTGGTGTACGAATAAGCATAACCAACTTAGAGACAAATGTATTAATTTGTTGTCTCTTAGAGTCGGTATTCTTATAAATTTCTGAGAAGAGGTCGGACAGTGTTTTTCCGTCAAATATTTCTTTATCTAAACTCATTATAACCTCCGATTACTATTCTATAAATAGTTAGAAGCTATTTTTTATATACGAAATATGTGGATGGATCGGATATATGTCCCGTTTTACGGAATTCTTTCATTTTTTCAAAAACATGCACTTTCATCTTATTGATGACTTTGGTAATATGTGATGTTTTGTGGTTAGTCATTTCACGAATCATTAAATATAATGCTTTTTTATTGAAATTGTCTATACCATCGACCCGACGAAGTAATTCCACTACAGCGGTGGATATTTCGACATCTCGTTTTTTCTTAAAAATTTTGGTAAGGTTGAAATCCCAATATTGCACCAGAATTATAATGAAATCCCGCATATCACTTTGAATTTCTTCGTTGTCTGATTCAGAAATTAATGTTTCTTCCAAAGAGAATGTGTCATCAATTTTGTCTGCCAAATAGATAGATCGTTTTTCTTCTTTGTATGCAGTATTGTTGTGTAATATTAAATAATTTTTTGCAATAACACTAAAATATGAAAAGGCTTTACCTTTACCTTCCGTAAATTTGTGAAGATTCATTACCAAAAAAGATACTACCTCGGATTTAACATCTTCAAAAGTTCCTTCCATATAAGGAAATTTAAATCTATTAATTACATTTTCCACAAGTTTATCAAACGGAGCTTCTACATATTCTCTATATAATTCTTCTCGTTCTTCTAAGTCCGTGGTTTTGTTATATTTTACAATTGCATCTTCCGTTTCTTGTGTAAAATAAATCTTACCTAGCGGTTTTTTCTTCTGTCTCACCATCAATTACACTCCCATATAAAAGTGGACGCAATTCATTAACAGCATCAGTTAATTGAGAAAATAGATCTCCGACTTCATCATCTTTCTCAAACATCTGTTTTTCGTCTAGCGTCCGCATAATGTTTAATGTTCTTTGCAAACGAGTATAAAAATTTTCAATTGCAGTTTCCATAATTTCGTTTTTACGCAACATATTAAATACTGCGTATCCCAATGCACAATTTAATATTGTACTAAAAATTAATAGAAATATCATAATGTAATTTTATAATTTGAAAATGTATGCAAATATTCACGAATACTTGTACCATTGGCGTCGGTTCTACCGTATGCATCATTACTTCCAAAGAATAATTTCACATTATTGGAACCTGCCAAGTGTGCCGCAGCTAATACTCCTGATCGTGTAATTTTTACACCCTTTACTACTTTGTTTTCGTATTTAACGATTATTGAATTTAATTCTTTATTATTTGCTCGTAGATATGCAACCATCACAGAATCTTGCAGTTCTGTATCGGATAAAAACTTTTTCTTTGTTATATTAAATCCAAGTACTTTAACCGTACTTGGTGAAAATTGATACTTTCCCATCATACCAAATTTATTAACTACATGTGAAGTATTATCACTTTCTCGACGTGCCATATGATGAAGGAATTTTTCTAATTCCGTTGGTTGTGACTTAACAACACGATTAGGTACATATACTTCATTTATTTTTAACATCAGTAAAATTATCAGCGTAGCTGATATGGTTATTAACTTCTTCATACTTTCTCCTGTATTAGAGTAAGTGTGGTCTTGCCTCACGAATTCCAGCATTCGTGACTATAACATATGACGGAGTAAATTCACCAATACTCATTGCTCCGGCGTATGACAAGGCCGACCGTAATCCATCTGTTAATCCATCCACAGTAAATTTTACTTTACCCTTGAATGGAACAATAGTAGATTCACCCTCAACATTACGAGTTGTTTGTCCGTGGACACTCTTTGTTTCTAATGATGCAGCTCCACGGTACCGTTTATATAAACCATTTTGTTTTTCAATAATAGCACCAGGCGATTCTTTTGTTCCCGCTAGTAGTGATCCAAGAATTACCGAACTTGCTCCAACTGCCAGTGCTTTGGCGATATCACCACTAGTACGAATACCACCACACGCAATAACAGGAACACTTACGACATTTGAGGTTTCTAACAGGGAAGTAACATTTGGTACACCAAACCCAGTTTTAACACGAGTTGTACACAATGAACCACCCCCAATACCTACTCGAATTGCATCAGCACCCCAGAATTCTAATTCTTCAGCAGCTTCGGCGGTTGCTACATTTCCAGCGATGATATCAATGTGTGGAAAGTTATCCTTAATTTTAATAATTGCTTCACGAACAAATGCGTGATGCCCATGTGCCACATCTATTAATATAACATTCACTCCAGCATTAATCAAGGTGTCGGCGCGTTCAAAATAATCTCCATTTGCTCCAATTGCTGCCATAATTGGAACAGTCATTCCATTCCAATTCTTATATATTTCCTCATAGAACACTGCCGCTTTTACCTGATGTACTTCTTCGGCTTGTTGTTCAATTGACATAAACCGATGAATACATCCAACACCACCCAATTCTGCCATCGCAATCGCCATTTCAGAATCACATACGGTATCCATAGGTGATGCAATGAGAGGAATCTTAATACTATAATTAGTTGTTAATCTAGTAGTAAGGTCAATTTGCGACCGTGATTCAATATCCGAATACGCAGGAATTAAATTGATATCATCGTAGGTCAGTGCTTGTTTACCGTGTAATGGTTGCATAATAATTATTTTGCTCTCGTTGCCGTAATATGTCTTTGATATGATACAAAGCCCAATCTTCTTCTGCTGGTAAATGCGCTTCGGTTTTATGTCCAGATATTCGTTCGTGTACTTTATTTTGCCACTTAATATTATCTAAATTTTTATACAATCTTCCTTGGTAGTCAGGAAACATTACCCAATTATTTTCATTAACAGACCATCCCCACCGTTGGATATCTTCGTTGGTTAATCCATTAACAATATTTACCCGTGGTATCCAGAATAAATCTACTTCGGAATTGTGTCCTGTCAAGTCATGTATGTAGTTTAGTAAATTTTCGTTTAGTGTTTCGTCCGCGTCTACTTGAAAAATATACTCACCTTGACACAGTGAATTTAAATAATTTTTATGCTCTGCGAAATTACCATCGAATGTTCTGTGATGCAGCTGAATTTGATCTGTGTCTGCGTGTCTAAATAATAGATTTTGTGTGTACGGGTCGGTTGAGTTATCATCTAGTACAATTATTTCATCTCCAGTTTTTTCACAAAACGGGATAAGTTGATCAAATAATTTTTCAATATAACCACCTTCATTTTTAGTAGTAACCGCGAAACTTATCATGTTAACTCCTTGTACTTAAATAATGCTAATTCTTTTGCTTTTGCTTCTAGGTCAACATCAAATGTAAGTCCAAAATCATCAATTTTGTTGAACACATAATTGGCATGTGCTCGCGGATTACCAGATACATTCTCATTAAGATTTTTTGATTCACTATAATGAAACAATGGTGTTGTATCCCATGTAAATGTAGCCAACGCCGCTGCTTCTTTTGTAGTCAAATCACTGTGATGAAATTGATGATGAAAATAATCGAAGGTGATAGGTATATAAATTTTCTTATATAGATTGTCATACAACTGTTGTACGGAAAAGGCTGCCGCTTTGTCATCGTTTTCTACCACCAATCGTTTCTTACAATTATCGGATAATCTATCGAATGCATTAATCCAACGGTCAATTGTATCTTGTGCGAAATTCATACCGACATGAATATTAAGACAATTATAATGAGATGCTTGCAGTCCCATCAAGTCAAATACTTTAGAGTGATGTTCAAGATCATGGATAGCGTTATCAACTACATGTGGTTTGGTGGAACCCAGTTTGACAAAATGATCGGGATGTGCGGTAATACGCTGTCCTGTTTTATGCGCTAATGTACCAGCTGCCAACAAGTACTGACTAATTTGATCGAACTGTGGTAGGTCTTCCAGTGTATATCTGGAATGCCATGGGAAAATATTAGACGATATGCGAAATACTTTAATATTATTTTCCGAATTCCACTTGATAATCTCTAATAAATCTTTGGCGTTTTGTAATGCCAATTCCGACGCATACGGAATACCCTTCTGTTCGAATGTGCGTAATATCATACCACGATTTGTGGTAATATTACGAGATTTTTGTAGTGTAAGATTAATACAACAATATCCGACATTGTGTGGCATATAGATATCCTTGTTAGTGGGATGTTCAATATACTACAATTGATGGTACTTTGTCAAGTGTTATTTATTAACACCATTTCGTCGTGCCCACCACCGTTCCAAAACTTCTTCTGTTTCTGCTTTTGTCATATATTGCGGAAATGGATCTTCTTCGTCCCAATCACCATTATTAAATGGTATTATTTTACGCTCTTCTTCTACTGGTTCTTCGGTGCGTTTTATCATCGTTTCCTCTG